AAAAATCGGAAAGTATAAAAAATGGTTTGGACCTTATCAGTTAGCCGAACTGATTTACTTCTGGGTATCAAACAAAAAAGATGAACATGGATTTTCAGATAAACCGGACTGGGTTCACAAGTTTGGCGAATGGTTAGCACATGGTTCAATTGAATCCGAACCAAAAGTTGGTGAAATAACACCAGCATTCAGGCATCGTCCTAAAACATGGTTGTATAAGTTTTTCCTGTGGATTGACAGTAATAAGAAAAAACGAACAATAAAAATCCATATTGATAAGTGGGACACTTGGAGTATGGATCACACCCTCTCTCTGATAATTGTTCCGATGCTAAAGCAATTGAAAGAAACAAAACATGGTGCACCTAATGTTGATGATGAGGATGTGCCTGAACATCTTCGTAGCACAGCAGCACCAAAGAAAGAAAATGAATGGGATACTGATGAAAATCATTTCAAACGTTGGGATTGGATTCTTGATGAAATGATTTTTGCGTTTGAATATAAATCAGGTGTTCATGGTGATATAGAAGATAGTTTCTGGTTGGGTGAAAATGATTTCAGGTTTAAAAAACTTGAAAATGGTCATAGTGAAATGGTTCATGGACCAAATCATACTGCTAAATATGACGAAGAAGGACATAAGAAATTTTTAGAACGAATTGACAATGGCTTTAAAATGTTTGGAAAATATTATCAGGGACTTTGGGACTAATCATGAACCCGACAATCAAAAAATATGCAATTGAAAATAAAATTTGTGATCCAGAAGCATTGAATGATCCAGAAGGATATGACGGTTACGATTATTACGATAGACTGTCCAAGTTTATAGAATTGACCAAGAAATATTATGTTGGACGTGAACTTGGTAAACGTGAAAAAGAAATTCCCGCTTTGTTTAAAGGGAAAATGAATGAGTGATCAATTTGATTTAGAGCAACAAATTCTGGATTGCTGGCGCATTACAGAAGATTTAGATATACTGTTTGAGCATGTTATGGAATCTGAAAAATTGAATAGAGATAAAGTGTCGAATATTATTCTTGGTATGAAAGACCTCTATCAATTGAAATTTGAACGTTGTTTTGATACCTTTGAAAGATTAATCTCAGAGAAAAATAACATAAAAACGATATAAATAAAATTACTGATTTGATTTTAAAGGATATATAATGCCTATAGAAATTTCCGTTTCAATCGAAGAACTACGTAAACGTTCAATCTTTGTCGCCACTCCAATGTATGGTGGCATGTGCACTGGACAGTATTGTAAATCCACAGCTGATCTTGCCACTCTAGCCACTCAGTATCAGATGGATGTTAGATTTTTCTATCTCTATAATGAGTCGCTGATCACTCGTGCTCGCAATTATCTCGTAGATGAATTTATGCGCAGTAACTGCACCCATATGATGTTTATCGACAGCGACATTGGATTTGATCCCAATGATGTAATTGCTCTTTCAGTTGTCTCTGGATTAGAAGGAGATAAGCAGATTGTTTGTGGACCTTATCCTAAGAAGTGTATTTCTTGGGAAAAAATTAAACGCGCCGTAGATAAAGGATTCGCTGATAAGGATCCTGAGAAGCTTTCTAAGTATGTTGGCGATTATGTATTCAATCCAACAGAAAATCAAACTGAAATACGATTGGATGAACCCGTTGAAGTTCTTGAAGGCGGAACTGGATTCATGATGATTCGTCGTGATGCATTTGAGCAATATGCAGCAGCATATCCTCAGTTCAGTTATAAACCAGATCATGTCAGAACCGAACACTTTGATGGATCACGTGAAATTCATGCGTTCTTCGATTGCGTGATTGATCCAGAATCGAAACGATATCTGTCAGAAGATTACATGTTCTGTCAGTGGGCTAGAAAGATCGGAATTAAAGTTTGGTTGTGTCCTTGGATGAAACTCGAACATCAAGGAACATATGTGTTTGGTGGAAGTTTGGTTGACTTAGCTAAAGTGGGTGCATCCGCTACAGCCGATGAATCTCTTTTTAAAAATAAAAATAAAAAATAGAGTATTTGATACATACGTGATGTTTTTACGAAAGGTGAATATATGAAAATTTCAAATGAAACAGTAGAAATTCTAAAGAACTTTGCTTCAATCAATATGTCTCTCATGATTAAACCTGGGAGCAAATTACGGACAGTTTCTCCCCAGAAAACAGTTCTCGCCCAAGCTGTTGTCAAGGAAACGTTCGATAAAGAATGTGCCCTTTATGATCTTAATCAGTTTCTCTCAACTTCGGGTATGTTTGAAGATCCTGACTTTGAGTTTGGCGAACGCAGTGTTAAGATTAAGAACGGTAAAGCATATTCTAATTTCGCGTATGCTGGTGTTGCAACTATCACAACCCCTTCCGAAAAAGAAATCAAACTACCTACAGTTGATGTTTCTTTTACAATTGAAAAACAAGTAATGAGCATTGCTTTAAAAGCTGCTGGGCTGATGGGACTTCCCGAAATTGCTTTGCTTTTTAAAGATGGCACGATTTCAGTAACAGCTGTTGATTCACGAAACGCTGAAGGCAATAGTTTTTCATATCCTGTTGGTCAAACAGACTCTGAATGTTCAATTGTTTTCAAACTTGATAATCTAAAAATTCTACCTCGCGATTATGAAGTAAGCGTTTCTTCTAAGGGTATCGCACACTTTAAATCTAAACAAGGAGATATTGAATACTGGATTCCCACAGAAGCCGGCAGTAAATTTGTAAAGTAATTTAAACTTTTTATATTATGGGATGTCTATGATTCAAGAAACATTGTGGGTTGAGAAGTATCGTCCGCATAAAATTGCGGATTGTGTTCTTCCTGAAAACTTGAAAATCACTTTTCAGAAGTTTGTGGATGATAAGATGATTCCCAATCTTCTGTTAAGTGGTGGTCCTGGCGTTGGTAAAACTACGGTTGCTAGAGCCATGCTCGATGAAATGGATAACGATTATATCATCATCAATGGATCGATGAATGGTAATATCGACACGTTGCGAAACGATATTCGCAACTATGCAGCTACAGTTTCGTTCACATCCGATCGTAAGTATGTCATTCTTGATGAGGCTGACTATCTGAATGCGAATTCTACTCAGCCTGCTCTCCGTAACTTTATGGAAGAGTATTCCAACAACTGTGGCTTTATTCTGACTTGTAACTTCAAGAACAGAATTATCGCTCCGCTTCACTCTCGATGCTCCGTTGTCGATTTTAAAATATCAGGTAAGGAAAGGGCTGAACTCGCAAAGCAATTCCTTGAGAGAACTTACTATATTTTGGAACAAGAAAGAATCCAGTTCGATAAGAAAGTTGTTGCACAACTTATCACTAAATTTTTCCCAGATTGGCGCAGAGTATTGAACGAACTTCAACGCTATTCTGCCAGCGGCTCTATTGATTCGGGTATTTTAGTTAATGTTGCTGATTTAGACATCAAAGAACTGATTGCCTCTCTGAGAGAAAAGAACTTTGTCTCCATGAGAAAATGGGTTGGACTGAACAATACAATTGAAACGAATACTCTTTTCCGTAAGCTATATGATACTGCACATGATTTCCTAAAGCCCGATTCTATCCCACAATTGGTTTTGATTATCGGCGATTATCAGTATAAAGCTGCGTTCGTCGTTGATCAAGAAATCAATCTAGCTGCATGTTTGACTTCTGTTATGGCTGATTGTGAGTTCAAATGACAAACACATTCGAATATATCAATAGCATCAGTCACGATAAAAAGGACTTGATGCGCGGAACAGATAATGATGAATTAGCAGAAAGGGGTTATAAACCCTTCATGACTAATCGTTCATTATCTTATCATGTCGATTCTATTCTTTATGCCAATGAGATGAATCGAATGGGTCATTTGGATTCTATTCTTCAGTATGATTTTTTACTAAATAGCCTCAGATCTAGAAAACGTTTTGCCAAATGGTTGAAACCAGAAGTAAATGAAAATCTAGAAATGGTTATGGAGTATTATGATTACAATCAGAAAAAAGCCATAGACGCCTTATCTATTTTATCTGATAATGATATTTCCATGATAAAAGAACGATTAGAAAAAGGTGGAATGAAAAATGAGCGTAAAAATCGAAGAAATGATTGAAGTCAGATTAAAAAATCCTGATGACTTTCTTAAAATTCGTGAGACTCTCACTCGAATCGGTGTGGCTTCAAAAAAAGATAAGAAGATATTTCAGTCTTGTCATATTCTACACAAACAAAAAAGATATTTCATAGTTCACTTCAAAGAACTATTTGCACTTGATGGTAAGTCGACGAATTTTTCAGAGGATGATATCGCTCGTAGAAATACGATTGTAAATCTTTTGGCTGAATGGGAACTCATAGAGTTAATAGCGCCAGAAAAGACTAAGGAAATCGTTGCCCCAATATCACAAATCAAAGTATTATCTCACAAAGAAAAAGATGAATGGATTTTAGAAACAAAATATAATATCGGAAAAAAATTTTATAAATAAAATTAGAGAGCAGCGGTTGCTGCTCTTTATATGCGTGTCGCCTTCGGGGACACAACTTTAACCTTGCTTAACAGGAGGTCTTTATGACTACATTCGATCTACATAAATTTGGCGGTCCTTTATCAATTGGTTTTGAAGAGATGTTTAAGCGTCTCGACCGATTTAACTCATCAATCGGTAAAACAGTTCCTGGATATCCCCCATACAATATCAAAAAAGTTGACGATAACAAATATACTATTGAACTAGCAGTTGCTGGTTTTTGTAAATCCGATATTGATCTGGAGATAGAAGGTGGTACTTTAACTATCAGCGGTCAAACCAAATCAGACGATACCAATTATCTCTACAAGGGTATAGCTGATCGCGCATTCAAACGTCAATTTCAGTTAGCAGACACTGTTGAAGTGAAAAACGCTGACTTAATTAATGGAATGCTTAAAATATGGTTGGAAAATGTTATCCCAGAAAGTAAAAAACCAAAGAAGATTGATATCAATGTTGAAAAAACTACTCAATCATCTAAACAGATGTTGTCAGAGTAATATATAAAATTATAGTAATAGAAGGGGGGCAAAGCTCCCCTTCGTCGTCTTAAGGAGACGAAAATGAAAAAAGTTATAATGCTGTTCGTTACATTCGCTAAATTACTCATGGCTGCCAGAAGAGCCAAAGTCATAGCTAAGCCGATGTTTAACTCTAGAATAATGGATTCAAAGGAGCGCGATATACTTATGAAAAAAACTTTCGCTGAATTGGATATTCAGCGAACCGAATATCGATAACTAAATAGATAAACTCGTTTTGTAATTCTAGGAGCAAAATATGTCAGAATTTACATTTAGTTTCACAAGGGATCATTTAAAAGAAATGATTCCGAAAAATCCACATGTTGATAGTTGGTATAGTGCTTTGACTAAAATCCTCCCAGATTATGAAATCAATACGCCACAAAGAGTCGCCGCTTTCATTGCACAATGTGCTCATGAGAGTGGTGGTTTTTTATTCCTTAAAGAAAATCTTAATTATCGCGCTGATACATTGACGAGAATATGGCCTAGATTGTTTCCTCCAGATGTAGCAAGAGATTATGCAACACGTTCAAATAAACAAGAGGCAATCGCTAATAGAGCCTATGCGAATAGAATGGGGAATGGCGATGAGGCTAGTGGTGACGGCTATAAATTTTGTGGTCGTGGCCTAATTCAATTGACAGGACGCGATAATTATAGTTGGTTTGCAGCATCCCTAGGAATATCTGTCGAAGAGGCTTCGGAGTTTCTTAGTACATTTGAAGGAGCTGTTCAATCTGCATGTTGGTTCTGGGAAACAAATAATCTCAATCAGTGGGCAGACAAGGGCGATATTCTCACATTGACAAAACGAATCAATGGTGGTACAATAGGTCTTAACGATCGCATTAAACACTACAATCACGCCCTTCATGTATTTGGGGCATAAGATGATCAAGAAGAAAAAGCCAAAAGATTGTGGATCAGACGTTGAAGTATCAAGTCCATGGTTTAAATTGAAATTGGATGATATTGACTATAAGACAATTATAGTAGTTGCTATGATTATATTGGGGATTATTGCTGTTCTAAGGATTATTATATGAAAACAATGCTAACAATCATATTTGCTATGATGTTAGCTGGTTGTGAAGAAAGATACAGATATCCATGTCAACCTCCATCTAATTGGGAAAAAGAATTTTGCAAGAAACCATATTGTAGTGGCAATGGTACTTGCCCAGAAGATCTATCACATTATCTAAAAGAGCGTAATAAGGATAAACAACAGATACCTGTAGTGCCTAATAAGGGAGCCAACAAATGTTAGACAGTCTTTTTAGGGGTGAGAAATATACAGCTGAAGAACTCAACGCTAGATTGAAGTTTTTTATTGGTATTATTCTTGGTTTGACATTGTTTGGAATTGTGTTTGTAGTTCTCTACAGTCTGATTTTCGTTACTCAGCCAATGAATGGTATAAGTCCTGTTGATAATAAGTTTTTTGAATTGATTATTCCTGTCGCCACATTCTTGACGGGCACGCTGTCTGGCATTATGTTAGCAGGAGATAATAAGGAATTGCGTGCAAGGGCTATTGATGCTGCAGGAAAATCAACACCATCTTATGGACCTATCGCACCTACAATGCCCGCAACAAAACCATTTATGCCAATGACATCAACATTTCCACACATGTCATCAAGCTATAGCAGTAACATTGGTGGATCAGTATCACCGATGCCATCAGCACCAACGAATTTTACACCAGAAATTGTTATGAGATATGGTGGTAAACCAGCTCCCGTTCAGCCACCACAATCTGAAATATAACAAACCGCTGTGGCAATAAAACTAAACGAAATTTACAGTGCCAATAGTGTCGCTGGATTTGTGTTTCACACACAAGAACGTATTGATAAAATTGAGACCACTGTTGATAAAAAATCTGTGTATTGGGATTCTGCTGCGAAATTTGTTAATGAATTCAAACCTCATCCGTTAATAATAGACACTGCTGAAAGAGTAAGATTGCTTGAATTAGAGATAACAAAACAAAATAGAGATATTGAACATCTTAAAGAAAAACTGAATAAACAAATCAAATAAATTTATCTAAGGAAAAATTATGAAATATTTATTTTCCGCTCTTATCGCATCCATCTTTATTTTTGGTCATCAGATGACATATGCTGCTGAAAAGAAAAAAGTTTGTATTGATCAAAAACAAAAAGATGGCTCAATAAAAAAAGTTTGTAAAGAAATGATCGTTCACAACAAAGCAGAAGCAACTAAAATCCCCGAAAAATCTGCAGAGAAAAAATAACATGGATAATATTTTCGTAATTAGATTAGTCAATGGTCAAGAGATCGTTGGTCAGATTCAAAATTCAGGGCAAGGAATTAAAATAAAAAAACCAGCTGCTCTGATTATTCACCCCGGTCAAAATGGTAAGCCTTCGATGGGGCTTGCAGATTATATGATGTTTGCATCCAAAAAAGAAACCACTATTTCCACTCAACATATTTTATTTTGCTATGAGCCAGTGATAGAAATCAAAAACGCATACAACTCATCTTTCGGATCAGGAATAGTAGTAGCCAGTCAGCCAGTCAGTCATTCAGCCAGTCATTCAGCCAGTCAATCAAATGTAATACCCTTTACAAAATAATTATTTTGAGTTATAATATTCATTATGAACTTCTATACCAGCGCAGTTGCGAGCTTCAATGGCATACTTGTCAGAGGATATGATAAGAATGGTGCGTTCGCTCATCGTATTCCATATAAACCAACACTATACATAACTCCAAAAAATAAATACGAGAACAGA